GGAATTTACCAATCTAGCTGCTGAACGGTAAGAATCGGTTCGTCCATAGGTGGAAGTCCTATGGCTGTTGTATAAATTAGGCTTCATCGCGAATGTGTCTTGTACTTAGTACTAAAACAGGTAGCAGGAGTGGCTGGTATGGTTGTGAGCCGTAAAAACCTCAACAAGACTTATGTGCTATCTTAAAGAGCTCCAGTAAGGCATCAGGTGGAAGCCCTATATTATGTACCTTTAGCTCAGTTATGGGAGAGCGCCCCATTGTGCAAGGAGAGGTCACTGGTTCGAATCCAGTAAGGTACACCAGTCAAATTCTGTAATCTACGAGTAATAGTAGAGTACCTTTATGGAACAGAACTTGACTCCCTAAAATTTCTATGAGCATACACCCCTCTTTGTACTTATAACCGTAGTTATATTTAAATGCGGTATGTTCTTAGTAGTTTTAATTATAACACAGTAAATACGATCATATCTGCAAGAACCGTATTCGAAGGTTCGAGTCCTTTATTGGTCAGTGACCAAGTCGCGGTAGGCGTACGGTTCGGCTTTTGCAGGTGTAATCTAGATTTTATAAAAGTATATTCTAATTTAAAGGAACCAAAATGAAAGTAGAAACAACAAAACAGTGGTGGGAAAGAGTCTCCAATAACGAAGAGGAAATGAAAAATTGGCTAAAAGCACAATACCATGGTGAAGCAACTGCTGAAGCTAGAATACGTGAAGCTATTTCTAGATTCGATCTAACAGGCCTTGAAGAGAAGGTCATTACTTCTATTGCAGATGATAAAGCTAAACATACTAAATGGGTAGCTAAACTGCTATTAGATAGAGGTATCACTCCTGAAATCCTGCAAAAGGAAGAACGTTACTGGAATGAGGTATTACCTAAAGAACTAGAAGAAGACTCATTTCCGTACTTTTGTGCAGTTGGCTATTTAGCAGAGACTATGAGGCTAGACCGAATTAGTCTATTATCTTCAGATACTAGATTTACAGACATAGCAGAAGTTATGGCAAAAATATACCCTGATGAAATATTCCATGCCAGAGCATTTAAAGAAATGTCTAACCCATCAGCAATCAATCAAGCTAAACAATATCATAGACTTGGTATGAACGCTATTGGGCTACTACCGTAACTGCGATATTAATAAATTAGAAGGATAAATATGTTTAAGGTAGGTGATTGGGTTGTAGAGAAATCTACGAATGAAGTAAAGCAAATAAAATTAGGGAACAATGAAAGTGAAGAAGCAAAGCTTGCACTATATGGAAGGTTGTGTATTCGTTGGCTCCCTAAAGTAAATGACTGGTGCTGGTATGGTTTTGAGCTTGTCCAAGTAATTGACACACAGCCAGACCGCATAAAGATATGTAGACAAAAGTCTCCAGCGTACGAAGAGGTTTTTTATGGGGACATAGCACCTTTTATAGGTGAGCTACCAGAAATAGTCCGTCATAATATTAAATATGATACTGAGGACTAGGCTATGTTTCAAATAAAAGATAAACACTACTCTAAAGAAGATAGGATGAAAGAGGCTATTAAAGCTTTTGAGTACTTTAAGATAGACTATACGGCACATAATATGGGGTTACACTGGAAGTTTACCTATAGTGATGTAGAGTATAACTATTTTCCTACCACAGGTAAATGGTACACTAAGAATCCTAGACACTCATGTACCTGTACGCAACGCTACCTAGGAGGTCTTTTAAAGACTCTAGGTCTTACAGTTAAGGAGATAGAGACATTATGAAAACAGAAGATATTAAACTACAGTTGCAGGGACTCTTCGAAGACCTTGCTTCCAATTGTAATGATGAGTGGGTGTCTAAAGCTCAATGCAAAAAAGATGCTCACGATGCTTATGAAACAGCCTTGAATCTTATCGAAGAGCTGTACTCATCAGTTACTAGAGTAGAGGTTATCACTACGATAGAAAGAGACTATACTAGATGGTGCGATGATCATCAGAAGTTTAAATTATCTCTTCAAGATGATGGTAAAACACTAAAATTATTTGAAGTAGCCATATAGAGTTACACACAATAAAGGAGCTACTATGACTTATAAATACACCCCAGGAGATATAGTATATATTCGACCTGATATAGAGGTAAATAAAGTATACTATATGGATACAAAAGATACTGAAGTTACTACTGCCCACGACACATTTACTGACTCTATGCTAAAGTATAAAGATACCCCTCTGGTAATTTCTTACTACCATAGTGACAGGTACCGGATTGAAGGTTCCTCATATAACTTTACAGATGGTATGTTAGTTACTTCCCTATCTACTATAGACCTTCCTAAAGGTGCTATTCAGCTACCGTACGGTTACTATACCCCTATGGAGATTCCTCGTAAGAATAAACCCCCTCGAAAAATCTGTGCGCCTTCTCCAGAGTTACTAGAGTATCAACGCAGTCAGTTACCCTACCTGAATAATTTATTCTTGGCTTATGAGCATCGACATAAAGCTAAAGATATACTCCATGGCTTTATTAAGGATCGGAATTGCGTTACAGCAGCTTCCAAGCATATAGGTTATGATGTTACTATCATGATGGATATCGTAGCTTTCTTCGATAATGTCACTACGGCCCATACAGGTATCCCACACCCCTCATTATACACAGTAGACGGTTATTGTGGTCAGGGTTTTGCTACTAGTCCTATCTTATCTAACATAGGTATACTACCCATAATTGCTCGTATAAAAGAGTTTCTAGACTCAGAGTATACAGATCGATACGCTTTTACTATGTACGCCGACGACATTCAGATATCGATCAATACAGACAATTTCATTGAAGAGACTGCCGATATTATAGAGATAGTCACGGCAGCATTTGAGTCTCAGGGATTTGAGATGCATCGACATAAGACCCGTGTTCGTAGAGCAGAGTTCGGCTATCGACGAATACTTGGTATCAATGTAGGTTCCGACCATATTAGAGCCACTAGAAAGACAATGAGGAAGCTTAGAGCAGCACAGCACCAATCTAATGGCCCGTCAATAGGTGGGCTTACTACTTGGTCTAAGTGTCTCTTACCTCGCAAATTGCGTCAGTAAATACTTATGCTTAAAGACAGGAATGACATACCGCCTGCAGTACAGATACTCATAGTACCTGTCAGTGTTACCGGTTAGCAGCATAGACCCATAATACTAGAAGTCATAAAACTCGATACCTTAGTAGCCATCTGAATAGCTATTTCTAGAGAGACGTTTCGTCCTCCTAAGACAGAATAGCGAAATTCAGATGAATGACCATAAGGATCAAAGATCCAATAGGTCATTCATCTGAATCCACCTTCACGGCGAAAGTACTAAGGCAGTATTTTCATTTACAAATTGTATTTAAGCGGGGGTATATAGCATCTCCAGGTTGTATGCTTAGAGAGTCGTTTCGACCTCCTATATTATAGTATACTATATCAAGGAGATCCTTTTCATTACATGAACGGATCTCCTTGAGGAGCCATGTCCCGCGTCAGGTATATACCCCCACTTAAGTACAATCATTTACAGGAGTAGCCATGACTATATGCGCCATTTCAGATACACACGGACGGCACACACAGCTAGATATGGCACAGTACCCAGCAGATGTACTCATCCACGCCGGCGACTGGACCAGAGGCAGAGACCTAGGCTTATCAGAGACTATGAGCTTCCTACATTGGTTCTCAGCACAGCCTTACAAACATAAGATATGCATAGCAGGGAATCACGAGATGCAGGTAGAGGCACTAGACTCCTTTCGAGACTTAGTTGCTGAGAAGTACCCTGGCATTACCTATCTACAGGATGATGCTTGCGAGATAGATGGCATCAGGTTCTATGGCTCACCTTACAGCAATCAATTCTACGATTGGGCGTTTATGGAGGAGGACTCAGCTTTAGCACCTATATGGGCTGCTATTCCTGACGATACTGAGGTTCTGATCACTCATGGTCCAGCATACGGTACACATGATAGAGTGGATAGGCCGACCACAGACCCCCACGTAGGATCTACGACTCTACGTGACCGCTTAGCCCAGCTACCTAGGCTACAGTTACATATCAGCGGCCATATACACGAGGCGAGAGGTATTACTACACACAGCACATTCACTAGCATATGCCCCTCTATATTAGGCTACAGGCTAGTTAATGAGCCTATATTATTTACATTAGGGGATTAGGATGAGTTACGAATTAGATCAGACTGTATACACCGAAGTACTCACTATACTTCATCCAGACATAGGTACCGAAGCGGTAGAGCGTGAGTGCACCATCTCCGACGTATTCAAACCAGACTACTATCAGCTAGAGTATAAATCCTCAGGCAGACGTTGCAGATGTAATAGATGGGGTCATCAAATCTACACCACACCGAAGGATACAGAATGTACATTATAGGCGACGTACACGGCTGCTACACCACGTTAATGGCTCTACTTGATAAATTACCTTCAGACGCTCCTTTATGCTTTGTAGGCGATCTTATAGACCGTGGTCCTGATTCAGCTAGGGTAGTAGAATTCGTTCGATCAGAAGGCCATCAATGTGTATTAGGTAACCACGAGGAGATGATGCTAGATCACCAGCCTCAGGTAGGCTATGGCAGTACACCTATATGGTTTCACAATGGAGGTTATGACACTCTAGCTAGTTATGGAGACGACCTAGACCTACTCCAGCACCACAGAGATTGGCTCAGAACTTTACCTCACCACATAGAATTTCCTGAGCTACGTATTGCCGATAGGTACCTACTAGTATCCCATAGCAGCTATGCTAGATACTATGCAGCCACGCAGAAGGGTGGTGGAGACCCAGATGACATCCTATGGAATAGAGATATATCGTCAGGTATTCTTAAAAGTAGAAATCCATTCTTCAACATATTCGGCCATACTGTATCTAAAGAACCGATTATCACCGATTACTTTGCCTCTATAGACACTGGATGTGTATACAGAGAGCACAAGGGGTACGGCCATTTGACAGCTATACATTTTCCATCACTGGAGATTATCCAGCAACCTAATATAGAGGAGACATCATGAACGATTTATTAGAGGCATTTATTATATTTGCAGGATACACTGATGCTAAGTTCCCTACATGGTGTAGACACGACGAGCTGCATGTATGTGTAGATCCATCTACTGTATCCGAGGCAGACTTACTCAGGTTAGATGAGTTAGGTTTTAGCTACCACGATGAAGGTGGGGAGCCAGAGTTTATATCATTTCGCTTTGGTTCTTGTGAGGAGATATTATGAAGTACGGTATCCTCTTGGGAAGATTTTCCCCTTGGCATCATGGTCACCAGCACATACTCGACACTATAGTATCCGATGGATTAGAGCCTATCGTATTTGTAGGTTCTGCTAATCAGCTCAATGCTCGTAACCCCTACCATGCAGCAGAGCGTATTCACATGATACATATTGCGAATCCTGACCTACATCACATATACGCTATAGATGATCACGATGACTGGGATGCATGGTTTGACCACCTCATAGCTAGCATACTACACATAGGTATATCCTTAGATGATATAGTGTTCTACCTACATGAGAAGGATGAGGACCTATTAGACTTTACTTTTGGCGGAGTAGATTACGTCAATGAGTCATACTGTAAAATATACACCCTTGCAGGGTTCCCCACAGTATCATTGCCTATCTCAGGCATAGAGATTAGAGCTACCCGTATCAGAGAGGACTTAGAGACACACCGTAGTTTCTTACACCCACAGGTATATCATTACCTACTTACACGACAGGAGAGACTATGTCTGACTACGCCCCCGAGATAGTATACGCATCAGAAGGAAAGGCACCGAATGGAGAGCCTTTCCTCACCGTCAAGCGCGCTAGAGGCTACTACGAGTATGCAGAGCGTCCTGGCAGGGACAGTATAGCATTTATACTATACGACTCAGCTAGGCCTGCCTGTATAGGTCTTATCTACGAAGCGAAGCCTCCACTTGACGAGTCTACATCTACGAAGGCTATGCTGACTACCGCATTTGGTGGTTCCATAGATTCTGATCTTACACCACAGCTTATATGCCAGACAGAGGTACTTGAAGAGGCTGGTTATGTAGTTCCTATAGAACACATTCACCTAGTTGGCCACACCTACGTCAGCACTCAGTCCAGTCAGCGTATGTACGCTTATTTAGTAGACATCACAGGTATATCTAAGACAGCCCTCACAGAAACAGAGAGCCTGTCAGACCATAGCATAGACCCTGATGAGTTTAGTCGTAATCGTACTATGTGGATGAACCCATTAGATTTATTCAGTAATGACGACTGGAAGTCTATATATATCTGGTCGAAAGCCACAGTAGGAGGAGTTATATGACATCTAGAACCCTTGCCTTAGCCGATAGTTACAAGTATAGCCATAGCTCTCAGTACCCATCTACGATGATTTCCATGTATGACTATATGGAGAGTCGTGGAGGTACATACGATCACATAGTATTTGTAGGTCTTCAGTACTACATTAGAGAATACCTACTCACACCTATCACCCATACTGACTTATACGCGGTACAGCGTATGTGCCAGAATCATGGCGTACCATTCGACTTTGATGGATGGGAGCGTATTGTAGTACATCACAGAGGCTACTTACCAGTTCATATCAAGGCAGTCCCTGAAGGTACTGTTCTTCCAGTTAGTATGCCATGTGTGACTATCACATCATCAGACCCACTTGTACCTTGGGTAGCTGGTTTTGTAGAGACTCTTCTCATGAAGCTATGGTACCCTATCAATGTAGCTACGAAATCTTACTACGTACGTCAGATGCTTGAGCGTTACGGTTCACCAGAGTGGGCTCAGTTTGCTTACCATAACTTTGGTGACAGAGGCTCCTCATCAGTAGAGTCTGCCGCTATCGGTGGATTCGCACACCTTACTCAGTTCAGTGGTACTGATAATTTCAACGCATTATTCTTTGCTGAGGATTATTACTACCAGCCAACCGATGTGCCTGCAGGATACTCAGTACCAGCTACAGAGCACTCTACGACTACTTCATACGGTCCTGATGGTGAGGAGCAGTTCGTTTATGATCAGCTCATATCTAGATCAGATGTACCCATACACGCCTTTGTTGCAGATAGCTACGATGTATTTGCTTTTACTCACATGTGTACTAGACCCTCTGGCCGCATCAGACAGCTACTAGATTCTAGACCTCATCAGACATTAGTACTACGCCCTGACAGTGGCGATCCTATTGACGTCATAGATCGGATACTATCTATTATATCCAGCAATTCCCCTATCATTGACCACACCTCTGAAAAGACTTTGTTCAAGCAGATACGTGTACTCTGGGGTGATGGTATTACCCCTGATACCATTGAGCTGATACTCCAGACTTTTACCTCTAGAGGATACGCTGCAGAGAATTTTATATTCGGCTCAGGTGGAGATTTAATGCAGAATCACACTAGAGACACTCAGAAGTTTGCGATCAAATGTAGCTCTATTTCCATCAGAACAGACGCTACATTAAAGAGTACTATTACACCCATAGATATATATAAAGACCCCATCACAGATCCAGGTAAGGCCTCTAAACGTGGCAAAGTTACTACTTATCGCCATAATACCTCTGGGAAGTACTTTGTAGATCTAGTAGGTCTGAACATCGAGAACGCCACTGAAGCCTTACTCCCAGTATATGCTAACAGTCAGCTATTACAAGAGTATTCTCTTGAAGAGGTACGTAAAATATCAAAAGGACTATCATGAGTATATTTACACATACACAGGTACCATTACCTGCAGACGCTAAGTTTAAGATTTCACCTTCCAGCATTTCTAAGTTCTTTGAGTATCCCTCTGTTTGGTTTAGGGAGAATGTATTAGGTGAGAGAGCCTTTAATGGCAGCACCGCTACCCACCTAGGTACGTCAATGCACTATATAGCTGAACAGTTTGCCCTATCCCATATCAATGGTACCGAGCTAGATGCAGACACCATCGCGCAGACTATAGAGGATGATCTAGATCTTGTAGACAATCCTGATGTTAATCACAGCGAAGTACTATCTTTGTATCAGGATATGGGCTCTGCTTTAATAAACGACTACCTACGATATAATATACCTACAGAGGTAGAGACTCCTCTTACTCTTGAAATACAGGATGGTATTTATGTTGGTGGTACATGTGATAATTTTACCAGCGGAGTAGTAGTTGACTACAAATCATCGTCTAAGAAACCTAACGAAGACAAGATACCGTGGAACTATTACATACAACTAATGGCATACGCTAAGATGTATAAAGAGAGAGGAGAGTATGTAGATCGTATACGTATTGTATATGTTGTACGCCCTACTAAGACTCTACCTATACGCACCTTTGTAGTTACACAGTCTATCACAGATACAGATTGGCAGGCAATAGATGACGTTCTTAGCCTAATAGCAGAGACTATGTTACTCCACTACTCAAAGCCAGAGTACACACATTTACTGTTTAAGTCTATGTCGTTAAAGCAGACTTAGTCTATCATCTTACTTAGGATATCCTATGCTTACTATGCTTACCGTATTAGCTGAGACGATATTCAGCACCACACAATGGTCTAGTATATACACAGCTACTATACTATTAGATATATTAGGTCTAGCAGTCACAGTACTACTGCTATTTTGACCCCCACTCAGAGTCAGAAGTAGCTGAACTATTGGCTGACAGCTGTCGGAGCAGTTCAGAAGCTCACGGATAGCCCTTAGGTGACGTAAGCCTTCACGATACAGTAGGAAAGACAAGTCGGACACTCTATGCTATGGTGACATAGTGTAAGGCGTTAAGCTGTATCTCTTAAGTACTCTAGCACCCACATCAGTACACTTTAATAGCTGTTTACAGAGTTTAACTTTTGGGTCCGAGAATAGTCTACTTTGGTTAATACAAACAGACTCGTACGCCCCTACGATACAGGGGACATTCATTTACAGGATACTAATTATGGAAATAGTTTTCACCTCCATCGCTATCATGCTTCTCATCATCTACTCCGACAGTGGTAATTTATTCATTATTGGATCATCCATAGCTTTAGCTATTTTACCTTGGGTTATCGCTTACATATTTAGTACTACTACTTATATCGAGCATACCGACGTACTTGAGCATAAAGGCACTACCTATGCTTCCCCTAAAGTATTTACAGAGACAATTATTGACGCCCCTTTTTGGAGTTGCCAAGATAGTAGATACTTCACTCTTAAGAGTAACTAGTATAGAGTCTGCTTAGGCAGATTCCTTACTACATACTTTATTACACACCATACACGGAGACATATCATGAGTACCCCGACAGCACTTGAACTAGAAGAATTCAGACAGGATCTATTAGAGAACGACTACAATACTACAGAGCACGATCGTCTCATGCGCAGTGACTTTCATTATTTTATACAGCACACACCTGAGTTCCTTACTGCAAAACAATCGATTCGCCGAATCAGAGAACAGTGCCATCATTATGATTGGTCATCGACTCTAGTCTTAGACTTATTAATCACACACGAAGGAGACACATGTTAAATTTATTAGAGAGTTCCCTTAAAGAGCAGGGGCTATTTTCAGGCACTCTACCACCTATTATCACAGAGCTATCTAAGGCAGTAGATAATTACAGTATACCTACCAGATTTAAGACCTCTGTAGCTGTAGCAGAATTTATACTGTTCTTTTCTCAGTTTCGACGAAATATCACTTTATGGGATGGTAGCAGTATTCCTATAAACCACCTCACATTCGGTATCAGTGAGTCAGGTTCAGGTAAGGGGCATGCAGTGAAATCTATACGTTCATGTTTTGCTGAGTCCTATAAACAGCTTAACGAATTCCGAAAACAGCTTGCCATAGAGAAGGCAAAGAAGCTAGCCTCAGAAGATGGTGTAGAAGAGCCTATGACATTCCAGGACTACTCACCTTATTACCAGCACCCAGACCCTTTATTCGCTGCTCCTAACTCTACTCTTGAAGGTTTAGTGAAGACATTCAATAGATTTGAAGAGGACGGTATAGGTTCAGGTGCTATTGAATCTGGTGAGCTCGGCGATGAGATGGCTCGTGGTATAGCTGATCTTATGCAGTTTATGGCAGAAGTATACGACACTGGCGACAAGGAAGTGAAAGCCTTAGCTAATAAAGCCAACCAACTTAAGCCTCTAGAGAATTTCCCAGTATCCGCTAACTTTATGGGATCACAGGCAGCCCTTTTACAAGATAATACAGTACGTTCACTATTTATTAAGGCTTTCTCCTCCAAGCTAGCTCGTAGATCATTCTTTATGTACTCTACCGAAAAAATAGCTATTCCTGATTTTAATTCACTTAACGAGTTCGACGCTTGGGTAGCCGCATCTAAAGACAGGGCTAGAGAATCTTATGAGGAAGTATCTGATTACCTATTAGATATTACGGAGTGGTTACTAGATACCGCCGGTACTCCTATTACAGTATCCGAAGAAGTGACCAAGGTATACTCAAGATACAAGGCCTACAATGAGGCCTTATCAGACAGAGAGGACCCACAATTCCCTATCAGCAAATTAGCTAGAGCTCACATGCAGTGGAAGTCCTTGAAGTTTGCAGGTGCTATATCCTTATCTAAATGTAAAGATGAGATCGATATGGAAGACTTCATAGAAGCAGTCACTTACTCAGAGATGCTTGCTAATGATTTACGCGAATTTGAGAAAGAATTAGCTAAGGAGCCTTACGAAGTATTCGTAGACTACATGCACACCAATTCCGTAGACAACGCCTCTCATATTACCTTGCACAATCTTCGTAAATTAGGCTTTATACCTACTACAGGTAAGGCCAGAGAGAAGATTAATGAACTCATTAGTCTTGCATCATCTTACGATCAGAAAGGCATCTACACTGTCACAGATGACGGCATCAATTATGAGTGCCAAGTACTCACTGATGTCATCGGAGTATCCTACTTAGAAGTAGCTGGTTCGAAAGATCAGCGTGCTAAGCAGTGCGCCACAGGCTTTGAGTATACTACATGTACCTTTCCTGATCTAGCAGACATGCTTTCTCAGGACTTAGCTTACTCACCATTTGAGTTCAGAGATGGTATACGTGGTAAGGACTCCATCATATCCGGCTGTAAGTGGGTAGTTCTAGATATAGACGACTCTAACATCACTGATGAAGAGTGTCATTTTATGCTATCTCATATCAACCACCACATAGCTCGTACTTCTGATGGGAATAACCCATTTAAATTCAGAGTACTTATAGAGCTAGATGCTTTTGTAGATATCGACAATCAGCACTGGAAGCCTTTTATACAGTCAATCACTTCTGAGCTAGCCCTAGTTGCAGACCCTCTTGGCAAAGCCCAGATATTCTTCAGCTATGCAGATCGTCCTATACTATCTGTCACTGACGCTTCACCATTACCTACTAAAGACCATATCATAACATCTAATGAGATAGAGGTAGCCACTACTAAGACTCTCAAGCCATCAGAGAAAGTATCCGCATTAGCTAATCCGCATTCTACATTTGAGTACTGCTTTGATGGAGCAGGAGCAGGTAATAGGTCTGTTAGCATGATTCGTATGTGCTACCATGCACTAGACTTAGGCGCTACTAAAGACCAGATCCTGCATTTAATCAACCAAGTAAATGATTACTGGATGGACCCTCTATCCGAAGAAGAACTAGATAGGACTATCCGCAGTCAAGTACAGCGTTGGTAGGTACCTTTCTATAAAAGACCTACAGCATTAAACCAATCCAATAAACAGGAGATACTATGAGAAAATTAGTAACGAAACGTATTATATCACACATCACCCCTATAGCTAACCGAGATAGGGTATCATTAGCTACAGTAGATGGGTGGCAGGTTATTGTGAAGAATGAGGAGTTTTCACCCGGAGACGAGTGTCTATTTTTTGAGATAGATTCATTCTTGCCAGTAAGAGAGCCTTTCTTATTCTTAGGGAAGCCTACTACCTACTCCGATCAGCAAGGTTTTCATCTGGAGACCATGAAGATGGCTGGGGTAGTATCGCAAGGACTAGCCTTACCATTACGCATGTTTCCTGACTTAGAAGATGCAGAGGACTACTCAGAGCAGCTAGGAGTCATTAAGTATGACGTAGCTACAGTTGGACCTAAGAGCCAGACAGGCACGTCTAAAGGCAGCTTCCCTAGTTTTATACCTAAGACAGACCAGGAGCGTATACAGAATCTGGTGTCCTTATTTCACACTCATGCAGACCATCAGTTTGAAGAGACTCTGAAGCTAGACGGATCACCTATGACCTGCTATAAGCTACCTGTAGACACACGTTGGTACCACCGCTTATTTCCATTCCTTAGACCACTTGCTTACTTCGGAGTATGTTCTAGGAACCTAGAGTTAGAGTACGATACGAAAGATGATGGATATACACCTACTTCAGACTTTTGGAAGGCTGCCATTAATACAGGCATACCAGACAGACTACCTGAAGGGTATGCCGTACAGGGAGAGCTAATTGGCCCTAAAATACATGCCAATCATGAAAAAGTTGAGACTTTAGAGTATTACATATTTAGTGTATACTGTATAGCCACCAGACGCTACCTACTACCTACAGAAGCCCAGCACTTCTGTAAGCTGCATGGACTACCTTATGTACCCGTCACAAATCCTAGTGCCACTCCACTGTCCGTCTCTTTACCTGAACTACTGTCTAGTGTCGAGGGAGAATCTATGAATCCCGGCACCGTATCGGAAGGCAAGGTCTACAAGTCTCTTACTGTACCTAATCTTACTTTCAAAGTAATCAGTAATAATTACTTACTAAAATCAAAGAGGTAGATCAGTCATGCGAATATCCGACCTAGAGTTCCGAAGGTGCGGAGCTACAGCGCCTTCTAGTTCCTATGCTGAGATTGTCAGATGGGAGAAGTCTTCTAGTGCCAGTGAGCGATGCTACACTATTCTAGTATTCGACACCACTCCATCAGAAGAGCCTTCTATTAGATTCGTAGGGTCCAGACCTTTTGATATAGACTCTACCGGTATCTTATGGAAGTTGATGAAGTACGGACAATCTATACTACAGGCTGAGTATGACTTACACGGGAGGGGCTAGTATGAAAGACTATGTATGGGACTACACCACAGACTTCGACGAAGCAGAGCAGTGGCTACTAGACCTTGAAGCCAATCACTCTATAGCAGCATTCGACTTTGAGACAGCATCTCGCTATACTCTTTCAGAGAAGCAGAGATTCACAGATACGCTATCCTACGCCTCTAAGTGGAAGCGTATACAGCTGCAGCAGAAGATTGACTCTGACGGCCTATCACATCCTTCCCTCAGTATACCTACACATCTATCATTTGCTACATCTCGTACTAAAGGTAGGTGTATCATTCTTACTGGAGATTTGCGTTCAGCCGTACTACAGTGGTTAGTAGATACCGACATTACTCAGATCTGGCATAACGCTAGCTTCGATTTCCGTCATATCCGCTACCACACCGGCGCTATACCCAGAGACTACAGAGACACTCAGATACTCGCTAAGACACTCCTCAATCACGTAGATGTATTTCAAGCTAAGTCAGGATTGAAGGAGCTTATGTTTCATGAGTACGGAGACTGGGCTTTGTCAGAGCTACCCTTCACACTAGAGAACGTATTAGACGAGCGTATGATTAGATACGCCTGTATTGATGCTTCAGCTACAGTAGGCCTCTGGGATGACATACAGTCCGATTTAAGGAGCGATACATGATACCATCTACATATATACGAGGCAGGCCTTGGACTTTACTGCCTCTACCACCGCCATCGGAGTATTCCCCTACAGAGGAGTTCGGAGAGGGCTTCTTCTACGAGCATGTAGCCAACCCTCTGATTGACACTACTGTACGTCTTATGGATACTGGCCTTCCTATAGACCTCTCGAAGGTAGCCGAGCTAGAGACTGAGGTAGATACTGTACTGAGCAGAGTAGAGTCCACTATCGAGTCCAATCCTATCATACAGCAGTTCTATGAGTGGAAGTACCCTAAGCTACTCAGAGAGCACAGAGCCACTTACCAGTCCAAGATACATACTGCAGATCAGTACATCCGCCCATTCGATGCCTCTAAAATACCAGACCGTAGTTACTACATGTACTGCTTTATACGTAATAATCCTAGCCTATGCTACGATATCATACCTCCGCCAGAGTTTGTCTACACCGATATACCAAAATGGACGGTGAATGACGTGAAAAAGATACTATATGCTATACCTCAGTTAGAGTCCTTAGTATCAAAGTCAGTACCTCTAGATGACCCCATTGCACTAGAGGCAATGCAGCTACATGCACAGCATAAGGCTGATGCTTTTAATACTAGGCATGATTATATCAATCGCATGAATGCAGATAGTATCACCGACGTAGTACCTAGATTTAACCCTTCATCTGCACCACAGAAACATGAGCTATTTACTGACATGTTAGGGTACGCTTCCGACACCATAGGTAAAGCCTATAAGAAATGGGAACGTGAACAAATGAATCTCAGTCGACAGGGCATACTCACCGATACCCCACCTCCTAACAAGTACTCTTGGTCCAGGAAGGAAGTTGAGACCTTGCTGCAGTTTACTCAAGATGATGAATCAGACCTCAAAGAACTACTCATAGCCTTAGTAGACTTTTCGTTTGCAGGTATAATAAAGAAGAACTTCATTAAAGCATTTTACGCCAATACCATAGACAATATTCTATATGGTAATGTTAAGCTATGGGGTACAAAGACTTTTAGGCTTACTAGTAATAACCCTAACCTATTAAACCTACCTTCTACAGGCTCACGTTATGCCACTGCTGTGAAGAGATGTTTCACCGCTCCTCACGGTAAGCTAATATATGCCATAGATTTTGGCGCGTTAGAAAACAGAGTTATTGCTAATCTATCTCATGACGAGAATCTTTCCAATCTATACCTTCAAGGTCTTGATGGCCATTGTATGAATGCTATGTATTACTTTAGGGAAGAAATATCCCAGCATATGGAATTGACAGGGGACACCATTGTAGATGTAAAGAAGTTTCATGAGCTTGTAGAATCTGGCCATAAAGAACTAAAGACTATACGACAAAAAGGTAAAGCTCCATCATTTGGTATGCAGTATGGTGCCTATCCTCCTAAGATAGCCGATTCTATTAAATGCTCACTGGAAGAAGCAGAAGTTATATTTAATAGATACCATAATGAGCTATATCCTGGAGTGACTCGTTTTCGTGAAGATTATGTTGAGCCTACTGCTAGAAAGGACCGGCGTATACACATGGGACTGGGGGCATATATTCGATCAGATAGACCTGACAAAGATATTCGTACGATTACGAATAGCTGTTCCCAGTTTTGGTCTATACTTACATTACTAACAATACATGAGCTAAACTACCATATAGATACAAATAATTTATCTGAATCTATACAGGTAATCTCCACTATCTATGACAGTATATACCTGACAGTAGATGAAGACCCTACCATCATCAAATGGTTGAACGATCACATAGTCCCAATTATGACTAAAGACTTTATCACAGAGCAGCATGTAAAAAATGAAGCTACTGGTGAGATAGGTTATGATTGGGCTACTATGAAACAGGTATCGAATAACGCGACGTTGGAAGAAATCCAATCCACACTTACACAATTAAAGGAGACATAATGTCATTTAAATTACTTATTAACGGATTAGCAGGTGCTGGTAAAACTCAGCTCCTAAGAACACTAAACCCAGAGACGACGTTTGTTGTATCGAGAGATGCAAAAAACTTTCCATTAGAACTACCTCACATGTTGGTAGATACCTACTACGATATGACTACATTACTATACGGAGGTAAGGTCAAAGATGAAGACGGATACGATGTTATAGTTCCAGGTATAGTAGATAAACTTAATGCCTTTACTGATCACTTCGGACAACCCCCTGAGATTGTAGTTATAGATTCAGTATCTCAGATATTTATGGACGTTATTGAAGTAGCATCACTTACACCAAATGTATATGGAAGTCAAGGTGCAGAAGTAACTAAAGAAATGGGCCTATTGACTAAATTTTTACATGAAGAGCTTGAGCAGAATGGTATTTCCACTATATTCTTGAACCACGTAATCGAAGAGAAAGTTGACGGTAAAAAGACTGGTAACTACAGCTCTTTCGGGTCCGGTAAGTTCCTAGAAAAAGGTGGATTCTACTCGATTACAAATGAGAGTGTGACTCTTACAGTAGAAGGCGGACATAGAACTATCTACACTAGAGGTAATGATAAGCTTGCACGTACATTCGTACAGGATATACCTACTAAGATGTACGTAGAGAACTATGAGCAGCCAGAGAAGTCCAAACGTCTAAAAGAAGACGAAGAGTATTTTACCTTAGCCGATCATGTTGCTAAGATTATAGCTTCCCAAAAATCGGTAGATAAATTTAGATTCTAGTACCCTAAAAGCACAAGCATGCAGGCTAGTATAACCTTGTGTGATGGGAAACACTCCTGGCTCAATTCCGTGTTCCAGGTGAAGGTAGTGTGGCGACGGAGAGCCTGAATAACCCTTCAAATTACTTGCAGTTGGCCGAGCGGTTTAAGGCTGACACTAGATAGATGATGATAGTGAATCTAGATATTCCACACTATCACCACCAAGGGTTCGAATCCCTTACTGTAGACCAAATTAAATTACCTTAAAAGGACACCACATGGCATTTATGAAAATAGATCAAAACGCTGTAAGTAAAGTATCTAACGGCGGAGCATACATAACAACTTCAGGAATCTACGATGTAACAATCGGAGCATTAACACTAGACGTAAACGAAAACGGAGCAAGACAGATCGGAGCATACGTTACACTTGACGGAGAAAACTATCAGATGATGTACGGAGCATTACCTCTTGACCTTTTTGATGGCTCTCAAGAACTGGACAATAACGTAAAAACACTTATGCGTATGGCAGTGATTGCAGGACTCGACGATATAGAAGATCCTGAAGAGGCTGTATTACCTATTGGTAAAGAAGGCGCAGATAAAGACATCATGGTATTTGAGCAGTTCTCAGACGTACCTATGAAACTATGGGTTAAAGCAGAGTACCGTAGAAGTAAAGACGGAGTAATGTATGAAGCTCGTATTATAAAAGATGCATTCAGAATTGAAGACAATGCATCAGCAGATGAGATAACTAATGATACAGAGCCAGGAGTTAAGTACTCTAAACGTGAAGCATATTTCAATGAGGTTAAGTACAAAGATACTGATGCAGACGATGTAGCAAAATGGATCGAAGAAGGCCGTCCTAAGACACCATCAGGTGGTACTGCTGCTAAAGCTAGACCAGGTGCCGTAGCTAAGAAACGTTTTGGAGCTAAGTAGTACATCATTAGATGTACTGCTACTCAACTACTATGATTAGCTATCTATGGACACTAATCGCAAATAGTTGTTATGTAGTTTACTTCACTGGACTATACCGTAGATACCATCCTAAGATACTTAGAATGGAGATCCGACGCCTAGAGAATATATTAGATGTTTCATCAGACACCATAGAAGATTTACGTCGAAAGACCCAGCAGTTAGAAGATATGTTAGCTAACCGAAACACAGCAGCCGTCAGAGCCCAGACACTATACGTAACAGAGCATGCTCTTGATAGGTATAGGAAACGTATAGGGTTCAATGGTTCGGATGATGAGCTTAGGAAGATGATATACAAACTCACTATCCGCCACCTTGCCACTATGGACAGCCTACCAGACGGGGAGTATACCATAAACGATCAAGCTATGGTACGTGTTAAAGATAATACAGTATGTACTGTAATCCCCTATAAGAAGAGACGTAGATCCTAGGTCCGTAATAGACTTAAAACTACAACCCTTCTAAGGAACTTATATGAAACACAAACCTAGTTACATTTCTAAAGATGACTTTATCTCTGCTGCGACAGCATGCAATTTTGACAGCAAAGCCATCGTAGATTATGTTATAGAGAACGGAATAGCAGATACTTACGATATATCTTCAGCTAACCGCAGATTGCGATCGTACAGAGAGAAAGGATTATTACCTTTAGAGTCTGGTAATAAAGTACCCACAGATATGTTGGTAAAGAAAGTTTCCACATACTACGGTAAGGATGGAGACGTCAGAGGTCAATGGGTATCAGCAGAACGCGACACAGATCAGATGTTGTCAGCTCTAGATGCAGCTATCACTACTCTTACAGAGAAAATCAAGCCATTACCTCCAACACCTACACCATCAGCTATGCTATGGGATGACGTATTATCTGTCTACACTATCGGAGACGCACACATAGGTATGCTATCTCACGCTCCTGAGGCTGGAGAAGACCACGATCTAGAGATATCACAGACTAGGCATGTCAAAGCTATGGATATGTTAGTATCTCAATCTAACCCTACTGAAGAAGCCTTTATTGTAGATGTCGGTGACTTCCTACATAGTGATAACGCAGATAATCGTACTTCCAGTGGTAACCCATTAGACGTAGATGGTAGATACCACAAAGTACTAGAAGTAGCACTATATCTCACCATACGACTTATTCAAGCTGCTCTACTAAAGCACAAGATAGTCCACTGGAGAAGTGCTATAGGTAATCACAATGGCCATTCAGCGATTATGATGAATCAGTTCATCAATGCCTACTTCCGTAACGAGCCTAGAGTTATAGTGCATACATCACCTGCAGCTTTTTTCTACCATCAGTTTGGCAAGAATCTCATAGGTATTACTCATGGCCATACAGCCAAAGCAGAGAAGCTCCCTGGTATTATGGCTACAGACGTACCTAAGTTATGGGGTGATGCTACATTTAGGTACTTCTATTGTGGTCACATTCACCACGACACCATCAGAGAATTCCCTGGCTGCAAAGTCGAGACTTTCCGTACATTAGCCTCTAAAGATGCCTGGCATGCCTCTATGGGGTATAGATCAGGTCAGGATATGAAGTGTATTTCACTACATAAAGACTATGGAGAAATCTCCAGAAATACTGTCAACATTGCTATGTTAGACATATAGAGACACCTACGGGTGCCTCACTTATGCCTATACGCATTTACATACAATTTAAAGGACTTAGAAATGTCAATACTAATAAGAAAAGAATGCCAGCCCGCTCTCGATGCAGCAGGGCTAGAAATGCTTCATGTAGCTGTACATGATAAGACACTCACCCTAGATAGAGAATGTGGTCGGACACTCATAGCCATATCAGGTATTCGATTTCACAGCAACTCACCTAAAGTCGCAGAAGTAGAGTATGCAACGAAATTATTTCATAAGTTCCTAGAGAAGCACATAAATGCCCTACGAGATTACACAGTATTGCTTCAAGAATTTAACTCACTACCAATCCCTGCCAAACCAGAAAGTTCATCCGACCGCTATCCTGCCACTATATTATCATACACTCATTTTAGGATAGATTATACAGGGACAGTGACAGACATTAATGGCAGACCCACAGTTGCTGATATAGTAGAAGAGTACGAAGCTAACCTACCAGATATCACAAAGTATTTTAAAGAACTACACATATATAAAGAAATAGAAAGCCGACTGCATAAAGCAAAAGATGCTCTTTCTACATGTAACATATAGGCCTTATGATTATGACTCTTACAGAAGAACAAAGCCATATAGAAAATACCGTACTGTCAACTACCGACAACATAGTTGCCGTAGCTGCAGTAGCAGGCAGTGGGAAGACTTCCCTATTATCACATATCACACATACTATGAAGCCTAGATCCGGACTATATTTAGCCTACAACAAAAGTATAGCTACAGAAAGTAAAGGTAGATTCCCTAAGCAAGTACAGTGTATGACTACTCACTCTTTAGCCTACCAGAATACAGTACGCCTACTTAAACTAGAGGTCGGATTCTTCACTTATCGAGACATTAAAGAGAAGATCCATTACGACCAGAAGCTACAGGTTATTAACTACATAGAGAACTTCTGCTTATCTCCCTACACGAGTGTAGATGACTATGCTATAGAAGCCTCTATCACTAAGCAGCTCCTGACTATCGTACACAGCTACCTATCTAAGATGGAGGCTGGCAGCATACCATGTACCCACTCATTTTACTTGAAGCTATACCATATACTTTTAGCTGAAGGCAGCATAGAGCACGACACATTTGATATCATCATGCTCGATGAAGCAGGAGACCTAAACCCTGTCACTCTTGAGATATTCAAACTACTCCCAGCCATTCATAAAGTTATGGTAGGTGATCAGTTTCAGGCTATATATGTTTTTAACAACTGCATCAATGGTTTTGAGGCCATAGATGACTTATGCCTATTACCTATGACACAGTCTTTCAGGGTATCAAATACCATCGCACCTCTTGTCGAAGCCTTCGGGCAGAAGCATTTGACACCTTCATTCAAGTTCAGAGGTGTTCCTTATAAAGATACCAGCATAGATACTCGTGCATACCTCACCCGTACTAACGGAGCCCTTATCGCTAAAATGATAGAGCTAGACCGATTAGGCATACAGTACAATCTTGTACGCCAGCCTCAGCAGATATTTAAGCTACTGCTAGTCTTAATAGGCCTGAAGCCAGGTAAGTTCGTATCCCCTGAGCATAGGCATCTACAGGACTCCACTGATGAGTACTATCATGATGAAGGGTTACGTAGAAATTACCGCACCTTATTCGCCTATCTAGGCGAGAAGTACAGCGACGATATTAATCTGAAGTCAGCTATTACCACATTAGGTAGATACGGAGCTACATCTATCATGTCAGCTTATGAGTCTGCAAGAGAGCATGTAGGTACTCACCACCCACTCACCTTAGCTACTGCACATTCTAGCAAAGGAATGGAGTGGGACCACGTAGAGATTGCAGAAGACTTCAATACAGCCATAGACAGAGTACTGGCCATAGACGAAGACTTAGATGAAGAACAGATGAGTGAGTTACGCCTATACTATGTAGGATGTACTCGTGCTAAGAAGCAGCTATTAGGCGCTAGACACCTCACACCACTAAAGGATACCACATGCCAGAATTAGTAGCTATATCAGATGATCAAATTATCGTACACAGAGAAGAATACCGAATTATGGAAATGAGAATTAGGCAGCTAGAAGAGGCTATCGACTTACTTAGAAGTATGGTAGACTCTCCAGATCTAGTAGACACAGCATTAGCCACATCAGGCTACTACACAGAGGAGTAAATTATGGGATACAGAAGTTGTGGTAAGCTATACCTATCAGACAAAGCTAAGCAGTTATTACCAAATACCTTAATAGCATCTCTCGAAGAGGACTGGGATAGTGAAGGAAACGGAATTTTTGGTTTTTATGATTGGAAGTGGTACAGCGGGTACTTGGGTAATTGCTGAATGGGAGACGTTTATACGTACCTTAGAAAACTACTCTTTTTATGGAACAGATACTGAAGAGAACCCTCATGAGATTACCTATGATGATTGGGATATCGCCATTGTAGGTGAGGACGGTGCTGTATACGATGAGATTCCACGTACAGGGAACGCATTTAATATCGTATCTTACGTAGAGATTATTTAATGATACTCTAAGCATTCCTACGGTATACTACTTTCCCTTTTTTCCCGCGGATTTTTAGGAACTCTCTCCGCATTATAAATTAAGAGTGTGCAGGGCCTGGCTTGGGTAGTCTACAGCCTTACCACTAAGACTAGACTGAGGCACCTTAAACAGCCTACTCAGACATACGGTGAAATTCCGCATATCACATTTTAAGGACCATTATATGGCAAATAGATTAAACATTAAATCATTAGTAGAAGCAGTAGAGCTTCATGAAGCATTAGCAGACGCACCTAAGTCTAAAGTAGAAGAAGTAGTTCGTTTAGTGTTCGCTACTATCTCAGACGCAGTAGTTGCAGGTGACAGAGTAGCAATACCAGGGTTCGGTACATTCTACAAGTATGAAAGTACTACAAAACCAGGACAGTACACTCCTAAGTTTAAAGCAGCAGAAGCATTTAAAGCTGGAGCTAATGCATAGCGTTACATTACCGGTATACTTCACTCAAGAGTTTAAGTCAAAGAGCCCTAAGACATTCTTAGTATCTTTGAACTGGTACCGTAATGCCCACTACTTTCAGCAGAATTTAGTCAAGCGTCACTACCATGAGATATTACACCTTCTACTCAAAGACGTGAAGCCTATTACTGGTAAATATGTAGTAGAATATACTTACTACTACAAGACCAAGACATCAGACATGCCTAATGTTACACCTATGTGTTCCAAGTGGCTTAATGATGCTTTACAACACCTCAAACTAGTAGAGAACGACAATGTCCAATACTTAGTTGAAGAGGTACATCGTGTCGGCGGTTATGATAAAGATAACCCTAGATGCGAAATACTTATAAAGGAATCTAATGAACAAGATTAAACAGTTAGACAGGTTCTTACTTAGAGAATCTTTTAGTTATTATGATACTATGGCTATACTGTGTCTTTCTACATTAACGACACCAGGACTTTTACTGGCCTTGCCTTTACTATACCTATCATGGAGAAACAGATGAATATTATTGAGCTTATTAAAGACGGCTTAGCTACCAATGGTAATAAGCTATCTGCTAAATTGATAGATCGTCTGTATCTATCTTCTAAGATTACTCATGTACAGCCTACTCCCAACACTAGAGTGTGCGTCATTACCTTACCTACAGGGCATGAAGTAGTTGGCTATGCACAGGTGCTAGATGCAGCTAATGACGTAGAAGAGATTGGGCAGAGAATAGCAGAAGAGAATGCTAAGGAAGAGATATGGGGATTATGCGGAGCTATTGCTAAGTGCTTCATAGGGGCATCACATGAATAGTCCTATACCTTTACCGATAGAGACCCCATCATTATTTGGTGATTATCGTTATCCAGGTATTAAGGAATTGATGGAGCAGATGCAGGATGTTGCATGGTTTGCACAGGAGATATCCGTAGAGAACGACAAAGGCGACTATCGACAGAAGATGTCACCTGAGCAGTTTGACAGTGTATCTATAGACCTACAGACATTCGTAGAGATAGAGCAGACAGTTGGTGATGTATGGAACGTCATAGGCAGCTGGTTTCCTCACTCCGAGATAGACGGTGCCACCACATTCATCGCAGCTATGGAGAAGTCTTCACATGCTTTCTTTTACCAGAAAATGTCAGACGTACTTAACATAGCACCAGATACCATTGCCCAGAATCAAGAGACTATTCAAGTACTCAAAAATAAGCTTACTTTTCTAAAAGCCATTACATCTAATCTAGATGCTGATAAGCCATTATCACTTGCTACTGTAGCGAGTATTGAGCAAGTACTCCTATTTAGTAACTTTGGATCTCTAAAATCATTTAGAGCTAATGGGTACAATCTTATCTCCAACACCGTACATGGTGTCACTTATGTCATCAACGACGAGATGTTCCATGGTACTTTAGCTAGTTTATTACATAATCAGTACATACTAGAATACGAGAAGCATGTAGGTACATTCCCACATGAGCAGCATAGGCAGAATGTGCTCAAAGTATTAGATGAGGTTATACACCACGAAGACGCTGTTATTGACTATAAATACCGCAAGGTAGACTCCATCAATGACATCACAGCACCTCAGTTAAAGGCCTTTATTAGGTCTAGAGCTAACCAGGTATTGAACGATATGAATATGCCGTCAGCATATGTAGTAGATACTAACCCTATCGCAGACTGGTTCTATAAGGGTGCTAACTCCATAAAGATACACGATTTCTTCGTATCAGGAACAAACCAGTATACTCGCAAGTGGAACGTTGAAGGGTTTAGCTTGAAGAATATAGTAACAGAAGGAGCCGCTCATGAGTAGTTCATCACAGTACGAGAAGCTCTCTCATCAGCGAAAGCAGTTGCAGCAGCAGGGAGAAGCACCAGAATGGATGACCACAGCCGGATACCAGATGCTACTGAATCAGAAGTATCTAATGGTAGCAGAGACTCCCAAGGGCATGTACCAGAGAGTAGCTAGACGAGCTTCCGAGCTTATTACCTTCCCTATCCCACCTAGATTTGGCTATACCTCATGGTATGACGCATTCTTCGATATTATGTGGAAAGGTTGGTTATCTCCATCTACTCCTGTACTCACCAATATGGGCAATAATAGAGGCCATCCTATATCATGCTCTGGTACCTACGTAGGTGACTCTATTAGATCATTCTATACAGCACTCTTAGAGCTAGCACAGCTTACTCAGAGAGGTTACGGTACTTCAGTATCTTTAGACAATATACGCCACAGAGGATCTCCTATATCTAAAGGAGGTACAGCTAATGGACCTATGGACTTTGCAGAGGATGTCGTAACTACTATGAATAAGATATCGCAGGGTAGCAGCAGACGTGGCTCTTGTGGTATATACATGAATCCTCTACACCCTGACCATGACGAATTAGTCGATCAGTTACTTGCAGATGATATGGGCTGGAATGTAGGGTGGAATATCAAAGACGAGTTTAAAGATCTTATCGATAGAGACCCTGAATTTGCAGATCACCTATGGAAACGTATGATGCTTGTGAAGATGCGTAAGGGCAAAGGTTATTTTCACTTTATCGACAAAGTAAACAGAGCACGTCCTCAGATGTACAAGGATAGAGGATTTTTTGTAGAACACTCTAACCTATGTGCAGAGATTGCCTTGTTCAATGATGAGGACCATACATTCACTTGTGTGCTATCATCAATGAATGTATCCAAATACAACGAGTGGAAAGACACTTTCGCTATACAGATAGCAGCTATCTTTCTAGACGCAGTTATAGAGGACATGCTTATTAAGGCTAAGCAGGAGCCAGGCTTTGAAAGAGTCATAGCCTTCACTGAGAAGTCCAGAGCTATCGGCTTAGGTGTATTAGGTCTTTCTACCTACTATCAGCAGGAAGGTTGGGCTTTTGGTGATTTCCAATCCATCTCGTTTAATCAGAGATTCTTCAGAGAGCTAGATACTCAGACCCTAGCTGCGTCTCATCTTATGGCGAAAGAGATGGGCGAACCAGAGTGGTTAGAGGGATATGGAGAGCGTTGGTCACACCGTATAGCACTTCCACCGACAAAGTCCACATCAGTTATCGTAGGTGGGATTTCCGAGGGCGCTATGCCTGTATTTGCTAATGTATACGAACAAGAGACCGCAGGAGGTATAGTATACCGTATCAATCCTACTCTCTTGCCTATCATGAAGCAGAGAGGAGTATACACAGAAGCCGTTATGAAACGCATCGCAGAGGATCAGGGCTCAGTACAGGGCGAAGATTGGTTATCCGACGAAGAGAAGCAGGTATTCCGTACCGCTTTCGAGATTTCGCAGGACGCTATCCTCCTTATGGCCTCACAGCGTCAACGTGAGATTACTCGCACAGGAGGTGGTCAAGGACAGTCTCTTAATCTCTATATCACACCTGATACTCCAGAAGAAGAGATATCCCGTCTACACTATAAGGCTCTTATGGATGAGTACATACACAGTACTTACTATGTACAGAGTTCCAACGCAGTATCGAAGCATAAAGTCAATACAGACGAATGTTTAGCCTGCCAGGGGTGACTCATGGCAGAAGAATTTATGAAGCATGATACTGGTAAATTAATGGCATCCCTAGTAGATCCAGACTTCATACTAGGGGTAGCTGATATTCTCACATTCGGGGCACAGAAGTATGCCAAGAACAATTGGCAACTTAACACCGACTTAGACCGCTACAAGGATGCGTTATTGCGTCACTTGTATGCCTACCTAGGAGGAGAGCTAACTGACCCAGAGTCAGGTAGACCTCACCTAGACCATATAGCATGTAACATTATGTTTATACGCTATTTCGAGCACGGAAAAGGCTCACTACAGGACACCATATGCAATTCGAATTAGATCTTAAATCATTAGCTGAGGCAGTAAAATCAGAGCTAGCCAGACCGCAGTCAGTATGGGATGATATTGTTCCTATACTGGAGACTGACCACACTATTACTATCTATCTCACTGACCAGATAGGGGAGCCTAGTGATTATAACGAGATGTGCCACCGCCTTATTACTTCAGATAAGCCTGTAACACTAGTACTCAATACACCAGGCGGCATATCATATACTGCTTTTATGATCATCAATGCAATGCGTCAGTGTAAGCATCCTATCCACGGCATCATCACCGGCTCTGTGGCTTCTGCAGGTACTGTTATCACTATGGAATGTGACACCATAGAAGTAGCTCCATACGCTGAATTTATGATCCACAATTATTCACATGGGGCATCTGGTACTGGTGCACAGGTTAAAGACTATGTAGACTTCACAGACCGCGAATTCTCTAAGGCAGTTACTGAGATATATAATGGCTTTCTCACTGAAGCGGAAATGCAAAAGATTTCACGCGATGATAAAGAGATCTGGTTAAATAGGGATGAGGTACTCGAAAGATGGGCACGCAAACAAAGTATTTAGTACTAGATACTAACATCATCCTACTCAATGCCGAGAATCTTCTTACTATAGGAGACCCTTCAGACACAGTAGTTTTACCAGAGACTGTTGTGGATGAGCTAGACTCTAAGAAGTCACTCATGTCAGAGTTAGGGTATCAGTCTCGTCAGTTTGGCCGTATACTATCGAAGGCCTCTAGAGTAGAGACACGCACCTTAGGTTCTTTAGTCATATCAGAGTACCTCTACGAAGAGCGTACTTTACAGCTTATCTCTAGCATATCCTACCCAGACTACACAGACACCGCTGAGAACATTATAAATGACCGTAAAATCATCTATATTGCTCAGGTACTATCAGAGCAGGGCATAGACACAGAGTTTGTATCTAACGATGTTATGGCCAGAGTACGAGCCGAATCTATAGGCTTACCCACTTCTGACTATAAGGCCATATCTACAGTAGACTTTGAATTTCAGAAGGACCTCATTATACCTTCTGAGCAGTTCAGCTCATTACACCGCAGACCGATACTAGACATCGATTCTCTGCACACTAAGGCTGTATACAGCTATAGATTTATAGACGAGACCACTGGCCAGATTAAGTTAGCCACTATAGACAATGGCATTATTGATATTATCGGCAAAGACACTGAGAAAGAGCTGCGACGTCAGGACCTGAATCCTATGAATGCTGAGCAGCTTATATTCTCTCGTGCATTACAGGACCCTACTATTGACCTTGTCTTGGTCGAAGCATTGGCTGGATCAGGTAAGACAGCAGTAGCCATTTCCAATGGTATACGTATGGTACGTCAAGGCCATTATGACGGCATACTGTACATCCGTGCATCTATTAATGATGTTGATGACAATGAAGAGGTAGGTTTCCTACCAGGACTTGATGAGAAGTTTGCAGTATACCTACACCCTTTAGAGGATACATTAGATGCTATAGTCCGAAATCGACATAAGGCATCTAAGCTCAAAGGTCCAGACCTAGAGTTGAAGATAGCAGAGGAGATAGACGACTTACGTGCTAAATGCAATATACAGTCTATGACCACACTAGGTATGCGTGGACGTACCTTCACTAACTTCTATGTCATCATAGACGAGGGACAGAATCAGTCGCAGCCATCTTTCCAGAAAGTACTTACCCGATTCGGTAAAGGCTGTAAGGTAGTTGTCATAGGCTCATTGAAGCAGATAGACAATAAATATATTACGAAGTTCACTTCAGGATTTTCAGTACTTTTAGACGCTGTTACTCGTGAAAATGATTTTATTAAGACATTCGCGGTCAAACTACATAAAGTAGTACGATCCCCAATGGCGGAATTCAGTGAACGACTATTCTCGAAGGATATAGAATGAGCACTCATGTCAGCGTAGATTCTACTCTTACCACTCCTATAGACACCATACCTCTGAATAGTGACAACATTGGCTACGTAGAGTCTTATGACTTTTCTACTGCCAATACCTCATTAGAGGCTCGTATAGCCGCCATTACTACAGTAGCTAGTGTATGCTATGCTAATCCTAAGGCACTAGGCAGCATATCCTTATATGACCGTTTAGCTACTGAGAATAAAGGATTACCTAGTTCTAGCTACGAGTTTGTACCAGTACTGCTCAAGAGAGAGATTATTAGCTCATTATTTAGCAACTGCTACAAGTATGGCGAATGGGTTGAGGAAGGACAGTACCTACTCACAAATCTACGTGCCCTCATCGCTGATGTAGGAGACAGGGCTGACCAGTTCTTCAATACTCCAGAAGAGTGCACCATTATCGCCAGACACTTCAAAGTACTCAAGTCCAAGATAGACCTAGCTACCGCTAGGCAGTTTATGCGTCACCGTGCTTCATGGCAAGAGTTATCCCGTCGCTACGTCTCTGGCAAGCGAGTAGAGTTTGAGTTCTACGTATCTCCTAAGATGCATGAGTATTACGGAGGACTCTCCGCTAGGGACCATATGCAGTCATGTCTAGAGTATTACTATGCAGCCATAGATGATGGTGTGAAGCCAGAAGAGGCTAGACGTATTCTTCCCCAAGCTATGTACACTACCGTATGGTCTGCATGGCAACCTAATCAGCTAGAGGTGCTCTTTAAGCTTAGATGTGATTCACATGCTCAATCTGAGATACAGGAGCTAGCATCAGCAATGAAACAACTTACAAAGGACAATCATGCCAACTAACGACAACAACCTAGTCTCTTCATTGGATGAGATTATAGAGTTTCTAGACTCCCTCATAGAGGATAGAGACACACCACCGGAGCCAGATACTGGCAGTGAGCCTAGAGGAGAAGAGGACCGTACAGCAGTATCTTCCCGATCAGCTATAGACTACATTATAGAAGGTACTTTGAATAGCTACTTAGATAATAGTACATTTCCTACATTGGATCAAGCCCAGACACTACGATTACTACAGGATCTGAAGGATTCATTATGAGTCCTATAGATCGTATCGTACAGTGGAATCAGAAGGCAGGACTACTAGATTCTGGGTATGATGACTTCTTAGAGTCTTCCTTTCAGATCGAAGAGGCTCTTGAAGGGTTTAGTACATATGATACCCTACTAGAGCTACTAGACCCTACAGGTACTGAGTATTCGGTAGAACCTACACCTAAAGAGATCTCTCGTATCATAGTGGACAAGTGCTACATAGGATATGAGGTACTATCCGATGTAGATCGTCTCGATAAGGCTTGTGATGCAGTAGTGTTCGCAGTAGGCTCTATGGCTAAGCTAGGGCTCACACCTTCTCAGATTACAGCTGCATTAGATATAGTCATGGATGCCAATGATACGAAGCTCACTTGTCATAGGGACTCTGTAGGAAAGCTAGTCAAGCCATCAGATTTCCCTGCACCAGAGCCTAGATTACAGGCACTATTAGATAGCAGAAAGGAGCCAGTATGAGATCAGACTTTACCCCATTACAGTTAGGCCTTATCACGCTTGCTGTAGGACTATTTTCTATTACTATAGGGTATTTGCTAGCAGTAGCAGCCACTTGGCTAGTTATATTAGGTTTTGGTCTTGATGCGAATCCTTGGGTAGCGGGATTAGGTACATTAGGTATTGTGTATCTATCGAAGATCATTCTGAAGTAGGTACGTTATGCTTAGTATTATTATGAATGGGAGTCCTACACAGATAGGAGCACCCCTACCTCCCGCTATTGATTCATTACAGATTGTCTGCGTTAGTGTAGCTGTACCCTCTCACCAGATACCTCAGATTAGGGCATGGCTCTCAGCTGTACGTGATAGAATATCTTGTGACTACGTAGAGATGAATGGTGTACTTTTAGCTACCTCAGACTTCCGAGAGGAGGCCTCATGAGGATCACATTAGAGCTAGATCTACATAGTCAGGAGGCTACGCCCCTACTCACCGACCCTTATGGTTGTAGTGCCACGTTCACGTGGAGGGTAGTTGACCACGACTTTACCATGCCTGACCATTTACCAGATACTATAGACAGCATTATCCACAGGATAGAGCCTATCCGTCTTTCACGTAGCTACACTCCTACTATTTCATGGGAGGGTACACTATGTCGGACATCTTGAAGTCATTAGCCCTGACCATTATGGTTATCATAGGAGTATACGTAGCTGTGATATTATCATACCTACTAGTTCCTATGATTATATTCGGTGTAGTCTTTCTATTCGTCTACACCACAGTCTCCTCACCTACTTAAGCAGACCTATGAATGGTGACAGTGCTTCCCATCCCACTACATTAGTAGGATCATTTATCACCGTTCCATCACTCAGCTTATTTATGAGGTTTACATCTATGAAGCTAGCATTAGACACATCCAGCATGTCAGCTACCATATATCCACCTATCGCAGTCGCAGGGTGGTAGTGTACTAGGTTCACTATGACTTTCTGAGCTTTTAGCCAGAATGACGGGAACATCAGGATACCATAGTCGCTTAGTACTTTGATTTCCTGAGGTAGATTTCGTCTATAGTCGATGAATGTATTATTAGCTTCTCTGTATGCCTCTTCTTTAGTATATGGACGCCCTTCTCTAGGATTATGCTTAGCTTCAGGGTACAGCTTTCTACTTAGAGCTACATACTCCGCTTCTAGTGCTTCTTTTTTCTTCTTATCTTTCTCCGCTACTATCTTCTGATCTATAGCTCGTAGCTCCTCTACATCTTTATTAGTTATGCCATCTACTGGCTTACCTAGTATAGCTGTAGCGAGGGTATACTTGCTCAGTACGTCCATTGTGACCATCACAGCCCCACCTACTTTTACTATTTCACTTGCCGGCCCCCCTATTACCTCATTCACATACCTAGCTACACTGTCTGGGTCTTTCCTATTTCTTTCCAGCCTACTTGCCATATTCTTCATCTCTGTACCTATATCAGTACCATTCACTTTACTCAGCTCACTAGCACTCTTTAGGAGAGCATCTACTGTTAGCCCTTTCTCCCCCCCTAGCTCTTGCCATACTTTTATAGCTTTGAATACCTCATTCGGTTTGCCTTTTTTAGTTTTTGTTAGGCTTTCTATTACTGCATCTATATCTGACTGTAGACCGCTGAGAGTATCGAATTCTTTCACCATTAGGCTAGTACTATACGATTGCACAAATCCTGCTTGGTATGCATCATAGAATGGGTGTCTTTTTATTTTGTCTTCTATTACCTTAGCTTTTTTCACGGCACTATCATCACCCATTCTCATTCGTAACTTCTGTTCTACGAGCTGACTTCTTAGACCGCTGAAGTCTTTATAGTACTTCATCCCATCAGTGAATCCTCTTCTCATATCGAATACATTCACATCCTTCATCGCCAGCACCCCTACATTACTTAGCGCATCCATAGCCAGTTTCTCAGGATTTGTTATTACCATTTTTTGCTTAGCCATTACGACCAGTTCTTTATACCATTTCTCTACCTTGCCTAGTGTTCTAGGACCCTTCTCTCCGAATAGGCTGAAGTTAGGATGTCCTAGCAGCTCATCTTTTACAGATGTTCTTACTAGAGTTATTTCCTTATTGAACCCATTTATAGTACTCACATTAGTAGGAGGGCTATATCTACGCTTTATCCATACAGGCAGAGCATCATATGACTCATATTCCATATCTAGCTTCAGGAACATAGGGAGTACTTCTTGGTCTTTAGGTGCTTTATATACATTCTTTTGGGCCATTTTAGCTATATCATTCAGTTGTTCCACACTAGTGACCTTTGTAGTAGCATGGTGCATTACCATATCTCTTACAGCTTGCATTTCTATCAGCTCTTTATTATGTACGAATGTTCTTACCAGAGAGTGTGCTGCAGACTGTCTCATCTTTAGCTTTTTTACTTTTACCTCTTCACTGATTTTTAGCCTGAATCTGCTACCGCTCTGCACTAGGTTGTTGTCTAGTAGGAATTGTCTTTGAGCATCAGTATTCATCTGAGCTAGTTTACCTTCTAGCTTTTTACTATCTGCTTCATCCATATAGAACCCATTATTGAATCTATCTTTATTCAGACCTACACCAGGAGTATTCGATGCATCTAGTCTCTCTCTAGCTACGACTCCCAGCACATTTCCTTTATCATTAGGCTCCACTATTACCTGCCAGTCTTCTTGGCTTGAGTACTTTCCTGACTTCATGTCATATTCATTTATTAGCTTGTACTCATATATAGCATCGTGCTCATCTTTCATCATATGACCGTCATAGTCTACCTTATACTCACCTACTTTATGGTTTAGTGTAGCACCATTTGTATCGTACTGACGTAGATTCAGCTCTTTATTCTGTGCATGGATAGACTGCAGTATGCCATATATATCACTACGTAGTTTCGGGTCCATATTCTTTATCATGTCCGTAGACCCAGAGATTTTAGACATCGCTCTTAGTGCGATTACTGTCTCATACCTTTCGTCTACCATCCCTGCAGTTCTTGGGTTAGTATACCCTGTTTCATTCACTCCATTGAGGTAGTAGTCTACTATGTCGTCTATTTTAGTGTCCATATCACTAGTTATCTTTACTGACTTCTCAGCGATCTTTAGAGCTTCTGATAGAGTCATATCCCCATTCAGATACCCTTCTGCTATTTCTGGTATATACTGCAGATTAGATAGTCCTGTTCTAGCTACGATCTGGTACAGACGTACTCTATCCTTTTCATCTTTATACTTTTCCCTGATCTCAGAGTCTAGTTTTGGCAGTACTTCAGATAGGTAGTAGTTAGATTCCTGCATTACAGACTCAGCTACTTGCAGCATCTCATTTATCCTACGTCCATCCACATCACCTGCTATACCTAGAGTTTCATACATCTTATCTGCTAGCTGACTATTAGCGAATCCAGTACGTATCATGTTCACAGTATCTTTATAGAACATACTCCTGTTTTTCAGCTCACTGTGTGCTTTACCTACTATAGGACTAGCTAGATCTACTACTGTCCCTCCTAGCACGTCTATCAGTGATGATAGGTATGTATTCTGTCTAGCTATTACCTCTTCTACCACTTTCATAGGCTGCATCCATACATTCATATAGACATCATACTGTTCTTTATTGATTTTCTTTTTGCCTTTTTTAGCTGCCATCCCAGGCATAGCCTTTTGAGCTTTGTATAGCTCTTTTAGCTGCTTTGCCTTCTCTATCTTATCTTTACTCGCACCCTTTAGTGTATCATCTATACAGCTCATACTTATCCTTACTCACAGTCTTTTATAGCTTGAATCTCTTCAGCAGTGAATTCTTTTTCTAGTTCTGTTATCATATCATAGCTAGGCTTTGATTTTGCTTCAGTACCAGCATCTAGTCTTACTCCCTGTACTTTTGCAGTATCTTCTACCATCTGCATAGCTGCCAGTGTTCTGCCTAGACTTACAGCCTTATCCTCACCTACTATCTTCTGCTTAGCCTCTTTACTCATACCTTTCAGCATTTGCTTGATACGTTTTATTAGAGATTCTATAACTCTGTATAGCATACTAGATTTTTTATCCCCTAGCATTTTGCTTATAGCCTCCGCCACATCAGGCTCATTTCTCATTACAGCTACTAGCTCACTTATAGCGTGGATGTCGTTTACGTCTTTGCCTTTCAGGAATCCACCTGATATTACATATTCTATTCTTTCGTTTACATGCTGGGAGAGTATAGTGTTTTTGTTCATATACTCTTCACGTATTTTATCTAGTACTCTCTCTAGGTACTTGACCTCTGGAGCTTTTCCAGACTTTTTAGATAGCTCTTGCCCTAGGTACTTGAATGTATACGCATGATCTATCTCATGGGCCATAGCCTTGACGAGAGTTTCACTAGTAGCCTCACCTGCAGTTTTCACTAGATATAGATCACCGAATTTTCCTATATGCACCTCACCATACCCACCTGAGAATCCTTCGTCAGTATTATACATTAGATCTAGTACTGTATCGTTACCTTCTAGAGCGTCTACTACTTTTTGTTTCAGACCTTCGTATCGTTCACTTACTTTTAGGCCTTTTACTATAGATGCCACATCTCCCATCTTACCACTTTTTAGAGCATTATATACATCTGATACCCTAGTATTTACTACCTCAGGCTCTGCCACTACTTCTGATTCTTCAGTAGTATTGTCCGTAGTATTGTCCGTAGTATTGTCAGTAGTATTGTCAGTAGTATTGTCAGTAGTATTGTCAGTACCTACGCTTGATGGCTCTGTACCCACAGTCTTACTTCCGAATAGGTTAGTAGTATATTCTGGGTCACTTAGTATCTCTTTTTTTCGCTTTAGGCTTTCTATTATTTTAGGTTCTAGGTCTTGCACTAGCTTCTCTGCAGTTACCGTGCTAGTACCTTCTGGAGCATTATCTATCAGTGCCTTTAGCTCATTCATAGCGGCTTGTCGGTAGTCATACTTCATAGCCACTTCTTTGAGTAGCTCTTCGTATCTACGCTTAGCCTTTATCATCATCTCAGGGTTTCCATAGGCGGCATCATGCACAGTCATGATAGCGTCTAGTTCTTCACCATAGTTGTCCTGTAGGTACTTTATAGTCATCAGTAGCTGAGCGGCATCCGTAGCATGCTGAGGGTTTACTTTTAGTGATGTCTCATTCAGCATTAGTTCATTGACTGGTATGTACTTACCATTCACTTCTACTTCACCTTTATCGTTTGTCAGTAGATCTAGTTGAGCTTTCATCTTTTTGGTAGACATCTTGTATTCTTTCGTCTTACCATCTGGGCCTTTATCTTTGTCCCCTTTAGTTACCATAGCATTCATGGCAGTACCTATATTTCCGTCCCATCCTAGCTTCACCATCTCTTTATACATCTTACCCATATCTGTTCTATATTGCTTTACAGGCTTGAACGTCTCGTTCATCAGTGTCACGTAGTGTTGTGCTATATTTTCATATAGGTACTTCTCTATAGTCTTCATATCATTGGCAGTGATATCATTGATTAGTACTTGGTTATCATTAGGCATATCTACCACGTACTTCTTAGTACCTAGCATGTCATTTACTATATCTACGGCTTTCTGATTGTAGCCAGCTATGCCATCCATCACTATATCTACAGCTAGGTCATGAGACATATTAGCTGCTACATTGTAGTCAGATGCTCCGTAGAACCATGTCATCACTACATACTTTGCCATATCACGACTATCTATATCTACATCTTTTTCTATACGCTTCATTAGTCTACGTACTTCTTTATATGTAGCATCTTTCTGTTCTTTCAGTACATCACTTAGGTAGGTATATGGGTCAGTATTCCCATCTTTGAGCTTATCGAATATCTCTTTTATGCCTTTATCACCTATGAGATTTAGTAGCGTATTTATTACCCCTGATGCACTCATATCGAATTCTACCATATAGTCTGTCTTTACTACACCATCTACAGGGCTATTTAGTTCGGCTACTGCCTTCACTAGTGACAGAGCTTTCCATGCACTCTTTTGCTTCATATCTTTCATCATAGCAGGTATATCGATCAGACCTATCTTACGTTCGTTACCGTTGTACTGGTCTACCCATTTCTTTATATCCGCCATTGCCGGATCATTTAGATTAGTCACAGTATCTACGTCTTCTATCTTTAGTTCTTCAGCTACGGCTTCCTTTAGTGCATGGTGAGCGGTGGACCCGACTTTTACTTCGTACTCTTTTCCTGCCAGTACATTTCTAGCGAAGTGCTTATCACCTTGGAATTCCAGTATTGTTTGCATCACGTGTATACGGTTATTGATAGCACTCTCATAGTTATAGTGGAATCCATCTTTCAGAGCATCTAGGTTATCTAGTACGTTAGCCAGTCCATCTTTTCTGCTCATACTCTGACCCTGCTCGCTAGTCTTAGTCAGCATAGTATCATATCTATCCACACCTATCATAGCTTTGGCTACTCTATTATTCTGCAGGAATGCGTCCATAGTCATCCCACTAGATTCGTACACCTCTTTCAGATCCTTAAGTACCTGAAACATAGCAGGTTTTATTCTGAACTCCATCTTATTCATCTCTTGGATGGTTTCTAGGTGCTCTACTGACACTGCTTGATCTACAGGTACGAATTCCACAGCACTACCTACAGGTCTAGGTACTTCATAGTTAGTAGGACGTATAGCTCTCATTAGTACATCCATAGCTTTAGCTATAGGCATTTCTTTAGGTTGCACACCTGTATCTTCTGCTATACGCACTACTATTTCATCATCATGACGCACTACACCATCTTCATCTTTACGTAGGTTTAGTCCTCCATCATTGCCTACATTTATCCTATCATTCTCAGCATCTACCAATGTATCGCTTACTGGTACACTCTCTTTTATTGTAGTTACCATACCAGCTTGTTCTGCAGCATCTAGTAGTATCTGACCGATTCTAGCATATGCTTCTGTAGTAGCTTTAGGCGATCCACTCAGTTTAGAGCCGTACGAGTTCATATACTCTTTACCTATTTGAGTGGTGATATTGCTAGCTCTCGTATAGTCCACGCCTCCATCAGTATACACGCCTAGGTTTGCTTGTATGTAGTTTTCAGATACAATACTCTTATCTACATTAGACATGACTATTGCCATACTTCTTAACACTCTTTCAGGAGTGATTACTGTAGGATCTGATATTGTCTCACCTAGTTTGCTTATCGTACCAGATAGATCACCTGATTCCATACGACTTTTTATATTGTCATATACCCTTTTTAGGGTTCTCTGAGCAGGTTGCTTATAGCCTAGGTGATTTAGTAGTCTCTCGTACAGTTTGTATGATGGTCGTCCTTTAGTTAGTACATCTATAGTATCCGTTGTAGCATTTCCCGATACCATAGCCTCTATAGTAGCATCAGTCACCGTAGATACTTCTTGTAGTTTCTCTTTACTACCTCTCTCTATGGCCCCTTTAGCTTCTTTAGGCTTTAGATCTTGTAGTACATTTGGCTCTATAGACAGGTTTCCTGCCAGCATATCTTCCTGTTCTTTCGCTGTGAAGTTAGGTAGAGTCTTCTTTATTATAGCTTTATATGCCTCTATAGACTTAGGGTTATCCGGTATCTCTTTACTTTCCACACTTTTCCTAGCCATCATATCGGCTATTCTTTCGTTTCTAGTACCTACTACTTTCTGTCGTACATCTATTAGTCTATCTCGTTCTTGTACCAGCGATGACACATCTACATTTTCTTCTGCCTGAGTACTTATCTGCTCCTCTATAGTTTTCAGCCTATCATTCATTAGAGGTATACTATTTTCCAGATCTACTTCTATATTACTAGCACGTTGCTGGTCTTCCACGTTTTCACTTGAGCTGAGAGACTCCATCTCCTCGTACATATTTATAGGATCTGCAGGATTTACCTTTTTTTGTACATACTCTTCATACTTAGCCCTATGTTCTGGGTAGTTGAAGTACACTTCTTGATCAGGTGTTAGGGTCTCTTGGTTTTCGTAGGCGTTGAATATACCATCTAGCATAGTCCTATGCTCTTCTACTGTGAATGATTCAGTAGGCTCGCCTTTAGCTAGCTTTTCATGTATAGCCTCCATATCTACAGTAGCTTCTTGTAACTCATCTTCTGTGAGAGCCGTATCTTCATCCATAGGAGCTACAGACTCTACAGACTCTGCATCATCTATTAGACTTCCATCTTTTTCATACATTGGAGTTATGTCGCCTGCTTCGTACGCTTCTTTTGCTTCTTTGGCGCTACCTATCCAGGTATCTAGTTTAGTTACCCTGTCTTCAGTTGCCCCATACTCAGGAGACTCTTTATCCATCTTCTCCATCTTAGTACGTAGATCTGCTGCTTCACTTTCCCATTTAGTACGTAGCTCTTCTACCTGCTCGCCTTGCCCTTGAGCATACGCTTCACGTTCCGCAGTAGTGCCGGTACCTTCCATACCTTTTCTAGTAGCATCTAGGGCCGCTTCCATTATACCCTCTGAGTATTTTTCTACCTTTTTCTTTTCTCCTAGCTTAGTGATGGCTTGTTTCTGAGCATCCCATAGACCAGTCGTAGTGTGACCTGCACCAGATAGAGCACCCCCCATCAGTCCACCTACAGCAGCATTGAACCCTGCCTCACTACTAGTAGCTATCTCTCCTAGAGTTTTATCACCATCCTTCTGGGTAGCATATGTTTCTTGTACGTATTCTCCATACTCCTGAGCCGCTCCCCCTGCACCGATCTTCAGTACTTCTTTAGCTTTATTGAAGGCACCTTTAGTAGCTTTTTCTCCTATACCGAATACTTTACTTACACCACTCTTGATTAGTATCCTCTCAGGCACTAATAGAGCTATGTTAGTTAGGAATGAGCTAGCGTATTGCTCTGGTGTGAATTCTCTTCCGTCATTGTTACGTGCATATTCATCTGACTGATTAGACGCCCTAGTAGCAGATACTACAGCTATACCTACTGGACCGGTCATGATTGCAGCCATTTCAGGAACACTTTGAGCTAGCAGTCTATCTAGTTGTGTAGCTGCTGTCATCATAGAGGATAGGTAGTTACCTTTTTCCCACTCTTCTGATGCTGTATTCATCTTTTCGCTGAAGTCTCTTCTAGTCTCAGGATCTACACCTGCCCAGTTATCAGCCATCTGCTGACCTTTTTCAGGATCCAGTAGGTCTTTCACTTTCATACCTGTGAATGGAAGAGTCTGCTCGCCATCCTCATCTTTAGTCCATCCAGCAGGCTTGTCTACACCTAGCCATTTATTAGCGTTGTCCATTAGACTGTTCAGCCCAGTAGCATCTCCGATTTTCTCGGCCATAGCTACGAATCCAGCTCCTAGAGTTGCTCCTTGGCTTTGTGCTACATCTATGCTCTCACCCAGTCTACCATCCATATCTGAGGACTCTTCTAGTAATTCTAGGAGCCCCACCAGATCTGCACGTCCATACTTTGACTGTGCTCCTGGTAGTTTGCTGTATTGGTCTAGCTCACTCACAGAGGCAGCTCTGTCCAGTTCCGCAGCAGTAGACTTAGATGTATCTCCTAGCATACCCTCAGGACTTGTATAGTACTCACTCACACCACTTGCATGCTGTAGGGCTTCATCACTTAGGTAGTCAGGATACTTTCTGTTCTGTAGTGATTCTTTACGACCATGTACCATAGCCTCTAGTGCAGTAGCTTTATCGTATGGTAGCAGCATATCCATGTAGTTTTTGCTTACATCTACACCTTCTTCACCAGCATCCCAGCCGTACCCATTCTTACCTACATTGTAGCCTTCCGCCTCAGCTCTTCCCGGCTGGTATCTGTAGTCAGAGCTAGGTAGATCCCCTCTAGATAGTCCGAATTTTACGGCATCTGGATCAGTCTTAGTACCGTACATATAGGCACGTCTAGTATCTCCAGTATACTCTTCTCCTGTATTTATATTATAGTATTTACCATCTTCTCTATGTTCTAGCGCATACTCAGAGGCAGCCTGACTCACAGCATCCTGTATATCAGGTGCAGATAGATCATTCCATATTTTATTCCTATTACTTTCTATATTGCCTTCAGGCATCTTAGTGTAGGAACTATCTAGATTAGCATACTGGGATTGACTACCTAGTCGTTGTAGTTTCTCTTGTTTTTTCTGTTCTAGTGTCTGTAGTTTATTTTCGGTAGTTTGGGGAGGTAGGTTATCGCCCGGATGGAAGGACTCATAGTTATCTTGTGATGATTGAGTCCATGCAGCTAGTTCTTCTCTTGTCATTATGTAGTATCCTCACATTATTTAGTAAGGACATTATACTACATCTGAGCTTTATTCAGCCTTAGTCTTATTTGAATAGTACGTTTCTCTCATCCGTTCCGCCTGCCCAGTTAGTGATATCCCACGCACTTTCTTTTGCTACTTCAGCTGATATCTTTGCTACTAGGGCATCGAGAGCCTCAGGAGTACCCGCAGCTAGTTTATTGATATTGGCTTGTATATACTCAGTCACTGCATCAGGATCACCTGGTAGGGCCTTGTATAGCTTCTCTGCGAAGTTAGACACTTTATCTTTTGTATAAGAGCTTTTTTTACCGTATGCAGCATTAGTTACCGACTTGGCGTATGCATCTGCTTTCTTCTCATCTAGCTGGAATCTACGTTCTCTATCTGCTTGTTCTCTTGCATCTTTGAATAGAGTATCTGCACGTTGACGCATAGCATACTTCAGCTCATTAGTGAGCTCACTACCATCTTTCTCAGCCTGTTTCTCCATTCCCCTGTAGATGCTTTCGTACGTAGGGGCTTTGAAGGTATACTGATCTTTAGTTTTTATTTCAGATCTATCTCTAGCACCAGCTTTATAGTCACCTACCACTCCTGCAGTTAGGGTGTCTATTTCTTTCATCAGGCTGTCACGTCTAGTTAGTAGATCTTTCTTATATGCTTCCCCTGATTTCATTAGCTCATCTCTGGAAGTTACCATAGAGTTAGCATTCTTTATATCCGCATATGGGTCACCGCTATGTCTATTCATATATGCGTTCA